GTATTCCTGATACCCGCGGTTCACGTTGCCCTCGTTCACCTGCTGCTCGAGTGCGCCTACGCCCAGCAGGCCCTGTGCGGATTGGTTCCACAGTTGGCCCTGACCAAGCTGGAGGTTACCGTACTGGCCGGCGAGGTTACCCATCCCTTGGAACGCACTCACCCTGTTCTGTCCGGCAGCCATAGATGCCTGAAGTGCAGTTCCAAGCATCTGTTCCTGCATCTGTGCAGTCCCGGTAGCAGCGCCTTGTGCCAGTGCACCGCTGACATCAGATCCGGCACCAAGGCCCAGTGCCCCGTACTGTTCCTTGATCTGCGCCAGGCTGTTGTCCATCTGCAACTGGGACCGCTTCTGAATCGCATCCATGTACGGGTTGAGATCCTGCATCCCACCGGTCTGCATCAAGCTTCGGCCCTGGTTGTACACATCGCCGAAGGTACCGGCGATGCCCTGGACCCGCTGGTCCGTGATATCCGGCCCCGCCCTGTACCTATCGTACGCAGCCATCATACCCCAGGGATCACCGGTCTGAAGGGAACCGGGGTACGGACTGGGTGTTGGGTTCGCTGCAAGCTGACCCATCAGGTAGTTCGACAGCTGCTCCCGTAGGGGGCCCAGATCCGGTGGCATGGGGCCTGAGTACACCCCTCCCGTTTGTCCTCCAGTACCGGTACCAGTACCTGTACCAGTACCGTCGTCTCTTCCGGTATCCCCAGTGTAGTCCTGCCCAGGACCACCCCCAGGACCCGGAACGCCAACACCTTGATATCCACCGGTGAGACCCTGGTAGCCCCCCTGAGAGTACTGTCCGTAGGTCTGCCCAGGTAGGCCGTACCCGGCGTTTCGGTAGGTGTTAGCATTGCCAGCATATTCACTGACCATTGGATAACCGCCACCGTTGATGCCGGTATTACCCCCGTATCCGGTCATCCCGTTGTAACCGTACTGACTCCCACCCATCCCGTACATGTAGGGGTTGTACGCCCCTTGTTGCATAGGGTTGTATGCATATGACCCGTTGGCGCCCGGGGTCATGTTCAACGTTTGCTGTCCTCCAGTTGCTGTAGGCATTGTAGCTCCACCACCGCCTCCACCGAGCACGAGCCACTGAAGGGCGTTTGCGCCTTCTTCATCCCGCCGTGTATCGATCTCTTCACCGGTCGACAGGCGCATGTTGGTGGGACTTGTCATAGTCGCACCGATCGCCTTCGCAGCGTCCTGCAACGAGCCGCCGCTAGCAAGGATGCGTGACGCAATGTACTTTGGCGACGTCACGCTCTGGTCGTTCATCTTGTTCTGATCGACGCCCTCCATGAAGCCGTACGACTGCGGCTTCGGAGCTGGCGTGTTGGACACACCCGCGCCCCCGTTAATCCCGGTGTTCTGAGAGGTCGATACTGGCAGCTGGGTCTGATACTGACCAGCCGTCGCCTGTTGCTGAGTCTGCTGGTTCTCGAAGTTCTGTTGCGTAGTTTGCTGGTTGTTCTCGAAGTTCTGCTGGGTCTGCGCCTGCTGATTGTCCTGCTGCTGTTGATACGGGTTGTAAGCTACGTACCCCGTTCCGAAGAAGTCATCGCCGGGGACATCCATTGCCATGTTACAGCTCCTGCCTGAGGAGACCGAACGTCAGTCGATCGGCGATCCCAGACTCATCGACCCAATCGGAGCGGAGAGTGCCCTCGTAGACGAAGCCGAGCCGCTGAAGGAAGGTTCGCATCGGAGCATTCTTGGCTGAGATGTCCGCCTGCACACGGACAAGCTCAAAGTTCTTGAACGCGTCGACGATGCCCTCCCGAACAGCGGCCCGGCGTCTCGCAGAAAGCTTCCTATCCCAGAACAGGAGACCGAACGTGGCTTTGTACCGCGGCATCACGTTAGTGAAGAACACCAGGCCCTCGTTGTCGCCGACTTCGTGGAAGACCGAATCCCGGCGGCCGAGCAGGTGCATCTGGAAAAGCTGCACATGTTCCTTCGGGATGCTCAACGCGTGGTACTTCGCCAGGAGTTCAGCCGCGTGCATCTCGTCACGAATCACGAGGAGCTTCAGTCGTGGGTTAGCCTCGGGTTCAGCACGAACACTGTGCACGCTTGGTTCGCTGTGCTGCACCTGATGTATATCGTTGACGTGGTCCACGGCGTTGCTCCCTTGTTAATCGTCCCCGTTGCAGGGGGAACCATCAGAATGAATCCGACTGGCACCACGCCCAAGTTGTGCACGACGGCAACGTCACTGGCAACCGAACCAGTGTTTGGGATCGTAACCCAAACGCCGCCCATATTGTCTGGGTCAACGCCATCTCCGAAGCCAATGTCACCGTTGATGATTGTGGCAGTGTCTGCGAAGAAGAGGCGGAACCACTGCAGGAGTGTTTTAATGTCACGTGGCTCCTCGCGCTGTGCCCAGGGGAATGTGTCTTTGATACGCATCAGAACACCTGAGCGTCGATTTCCATGTCAAAGAACAACTTCGTTAGCAAAGGTGTCTCACTGGCACTATTGTTGCGGAACTTAATTCTAACGCGCTTGTCCGTGATCTCTCGAAACCACGTTGCGTCGCCATGTCCGCCGGTCGATGTCCCACCCATGGTCACTGCTTCTTCCGCTGACCAGGACCGCCCGCCATTTGTTGAGAAGCTGAAGAGGAGCGTAAACACGGATCCAGGGTCGCGATATGAAACGCCAACCTTCTTAATGCGGACAAAGTGGTGGGAGAAACCCTCCGACACATCGTCAGCTGTAAGGTCCTTGGACGTCCAGTACGCATCGATTGCGATCCCATCGTCAGACGGGAATGAATTGGACCACCGGTAGATGAGGCCATTGGTATGCCCTGTAAGAAGCGAAGGATACGCGTTCGAGTTGAACACATCGTCTAAGAGCCAGGTCTGCGCGTCGATCGTGTCGATCAGATCGTCGATGCGCACCGTAGCGTCCAGCCGATGAGTTGCACCGCACGTATGCCGTTGAGCGACCCAGGGGTACCAAATATTGCGACCGTAGTTAAAGGCCCAAATCTTCGAAGGGTAGTTCCGGTCCCCTGTGCAACAGAACGTCAGATACTCCTGTGTGTCGCTGAGGATCGTAGACCAGGAGTTGTTGAGGGACTCTGGATTCAACTCAGAGAAGACTGCGTCCCGAACCGCCTCACCAATGGCGGTCGGTGCTCCACCATTGAAGAGGTAGAAATTATCCGGACCCAGAAAGAAATGGCTCTCTCGAAACCCAACAAGGGTACGAGCGGAATAAAGCCCAACGTCAGAAGCAACCAGAGTATAACGAGTAGGCGCAGTAGCAGCTCCAGTCCGTTCACCCAGCCAGATGGATCGTTCGGTGTAGACGCCAAGGGAGTTCTGAAGCTTCAGAATGTTCCGGACAAAGTTCGGTTCCTCACCCGTATCGCGGAACCCAGAGCCGATTCCAGTCCAGTTGGTATGATCGTTGTTGACCGGCCACCGGACACGGAACGGCTTCGGAATCGTCGCCTCTACGGTGAAGCCTAGGAACAGCCGGTCCGCAAAGCGGGTCATGTACTTAGCCGCGGGGCAGTCCACACTGAGACGGGCGTACGAGGTAGGCGTGACCAGATCGATGATTTGAACTGGATCCACACCCTGTGAGAATGCAACCTTGGCCTGTGAGGTCGCCCAGGAGAACAGGTCAGTGTTGAGGCCAGTCAACGCTGTCCCCGTTAGAGGGTTCCATACACGCGCGAGTGCGTCGTACAGGACAATACCGTCCTCCCAGGCGGCGAAGAGGTAGGACTTATCGTTCACGTCGTGTGTCGAGTAAAGCCCACAGACTCGGCCGCCCATTGACGTGAGTCCCCGTGGGTACGGCTGAAACCCCGGCCGTTTGCGCAGCACGCCCTGATACACCTGGAAGTTCTGCATATCAGGCGATTGCGATGGATCCAGGTTCTGCGCCTGTTCCATCGCAACCATGCCCCCGATGGGCCGCACCGGTAGATTCCGCTTGGGGAGTGGCATCTCAGTACTTGATCACATACTTCAGTGCCGCACCAGGCTGCATGATGTTGTGAGGTGCGTTAGAGCCCATTGCCGCAATCGAAATGCCCGTCACGGCGGCAGCGGTGGGAGAGAAGCCCGAACCCGTCACGTAGTCACCCGCTTCAGGGAATGCATTAGGCCCCCCTCCGCCGCTTATCACGGAAACCGCACTATGGATGTGCCCCGGATCAACTATTCCGTGCCCATGGGCCGCAAGCTCTCCGACCAGAAGGACGTGAGTCTCTTCACCCATATACTGACCCAGCGGACGTGGAGTGAGACCAGCTCCTGCACCACCGCCGACGACCACACGACCCAGGAGGTTGGGAACGTTGAACGTTGTGGATCCATCTCCGACCCCCCAGTACCCACCGATTGCCGCGAACAGGGCACTGTACACCGTGCGGGAGATCGCAGCACCATCACACTCGAGGTACCCTCCGGGTGGAGTTGGACCTGCGTAGGGGAAGACCAGACCCGCTGGGATTGAGGTGATTGCCGCAACACCGCTGATCGTACCTGTCGTAGCGATGTTACCGTCCAGGTCGACGTAGAACTTTTCAACTCCGCCGACTTTGTAAGAAATGGCACGACCCGGCCCGGCTGCCGTCTTGACAATGTCGATGTTCACGAGGTTCGGAGCACCCGATGTGTTCAGGGTGCCCTGTACGTCGATCATGGGGTGAACGTCGGCACCCGTCAGGCTGTACCCGAGGCCCTCAAGGATCGCAACGTTCGCCGCCATGTGAGCCGGCAGGATTCGGATGTTCCGGTGTGCCCCGTCGAGGGTCTGGTCCTGTCCGAACACGTGCTGGATGTTCAGCCGCTCCCGGATGTCCATCTTGAGGTTCTGGATAATCGTATCCAGAGTATTCGCGGCCTCGGACCCAAAAGGCCTGGTCTCATCCCAAGGATTAGTGGCTGGCATCGTTGCTCCTTAGAGGGGCTTCAGCCCGTACTCTTTCCGGAAGTCGTTGAGGTGCAACTTGTACGAATCGTCCCAGGACAGCTTCCCGGAGTAGTAGTCCCACGCCGCCCGTGACGCATGAACTGCGACCATACCGGAGTCGTAGCCGGCCTGCTTCGCCTCCTTGTACGCCTGGTTGCACCCGTTGCCGAACTGGATACTGTAGTCCTCGTTGTATGGGGGGACCTCAGCAGGGGGTGGAGTTCCACCACCCGGGCCATGACCCTCACCGGCGATCACGTCCACACCCTCCACCGCCACGAAGATCTGGCCGGTGACGTCCTGAGACTCGGGGTTCTTGTTCAACGTGGGCGCCCCGGACCCGGCCTCGGACAGCATGTCCCAGATGAACAGTGCCCCGTTCGGCTGCGTTTGCGCGACCGCATCCTTGCTGATGGGCCTGTCCTTCTCAGCCCGCTTCGTACCGTACCCCTTCCCAGGTAGGTCGTGAGCAAGCTGATTGCACAGGCCCAACGTCCAGGTCCGCGCCCGTTCTTCCGCGGCTGGACCGGCGGGCATCGTCCAGAGTGGGAACGCCGTGACGTACCGGTCTCGAACGGCAAGTGCTTCAGATGGTAACTGCATGCAGGACTCCTATCTACGGAAGCGTGGGAGCGGAATGTCCCCCACGAAGACGGATATCAACCAGATGATCACGATAGCTATGATCAGCCACCGAATGATCGGCTTCATCGACTCAGAGATGAACGGGGCGGTCTCGATCAGCCAGACGACCGCGCCGACGATGCACAGAATGATCACGAGTTGTAGCAGTCCCATTACCTGTACCTCACTCGGAACCCGGTCCGGTAATCGTTCAGTTTCTCCTCGGCTGCGGGGACCAAGCCGTACTCAGAGATGTACGCCCGGTAGAGACCCATCACCCCGCCAGCCTGCTCGAGGTCGCGTGCCGTCTCAAACCCGATCTGCGCCGCCTTCAGGATCAGGAGTTGGTCGTATATCTCGTCCAGGACCGGTGACGCTGTGAACATCACCGGCCGCTTCTTGTACTTGATCGTGACCGGCCGGACTTTGTCGGCTCGGGTGTCGAAAATGAACTTCTCGTTCCACCAGTAGTACCGAGTCGGGGGACTCGGATACTTCTGCATGTTGTCGATCTCGTCCTTGTCCGCAGGGAGGATGATCCTGTCCGAAATCGTATCTCGTATTTGAACCGGCCACCAGAGGTCCGTGATTGCCGCAAGAGACAGGCTATCGCTTCCGTTAACGATCGTGTCCGCCGCGTCGCCTTGCAGCTGGACATGATCGAAGCTCTTAGAGACCGCCATATAGGAGTCACGGAGAAAGAAGCCCCTTTGTGTCGGAGTGAGATCCGTCCGGTTTCCCAGCCTCTGGAGGATCTCAGCGTCAAAGTCCGATACGATTCGCCTTGCCATTAGAGATCCTCATCGATGATCGGAAGCGGTGGATCGGGCTTCTCAATCGGGAGCATGAGCGAACGCCGTGCGGGCCGATACCCAGGCTGATCAACACAGTTGTTCGTGTTCGGACCCTGACACCGGATCAGGCCATTCTGCACAACGACCTGGTCCTGCCAGAACTGAAAGCCACAGGACCCGCAGATGAACTTCCGCAGCTTGCGACGGCGCTTCTTCGACCATTCCTCAATGATCTCCTCCGCCTCCGAGGCAACGGGAGGAAAGCCGTCGAAGAGGAGGTACAGGCTACCCAATGTCGTTGCCCATGGAGTTCACCGGGTTGCGGGCTTCGAACGTAACGGGCTTGCCCCAAGCAACGCCAGTGTCGTCGTCTCCGGAGACGGTCAACGTACCGTCTGCAATGGCCCAAGCGTTACGGAGGAACCGAAGGGCCTGCAGTGCACAACGGTCCGCTACCGTTTCGGGGTTGATCGAGGTCCAATCCCTCGTGAGGACCTGATCTGCGATGGCAATCTTCTCCGCCGTGGAGAGCGAGAGACCGCTGCCGAGCAGTGTAATGACGGAGTTGACCGCACCCAGGATCGTGTCCTGCTTGACCTCGGTGCCCAGGTCGTCCATCTGCTTCACGGACGTCTGGATCGATATGGCCAAATCACACCACTGTGCCCCGGCCTGGTCAATGAACGTGACCATTATGTTGTCCCCGTTCATTTCGGCCGCGGAGAGTGTAACCTTCACGGCGACACTGGCTCCGGGCACCACGGTTGGTAGAGTGGTTAGATTGGCAAACGCGCCCCCGTCAACGGACACCTTCACATCTCCTGCAACGATGGTCGGTGCAGATTGCAACGTCTTCACGTCGCTCTGAGCTGTGAGAGCAGCGTATAGGATGAACGCCGCGTTCTTCTTAGGTGTTACATACGACGGCATTAGTTGCCTCCGAAGAAGTTAACCTCACACCAGGGGATCCAGTTGGAGGTGTTGAATGCTTTCTTGCCCTGGGGTGTACCGTGATGACCGTTGTTACCCTTCGGGGGAACCTTATCTAGGATCGTATATGCAACCTCGATACAGTCCTGGGAGACCCTCGCACCCAGGGTCCACAGTGCGGTCTCGATCACGTCCTGCGACAAGCGACCGACAGTTGCACCGTCGTGGGCAACCTCAACCACATCCTGCGATACCCGCCCCGCCGTATCTCCAGGCCAGGCAGTCTCAACCACGTCCTGAGAGACGCGCATCTCTCCAAGGGCGTCCAACAGGGCGAACTCAATACCGTTGATGTTTCCCGTACCCGTCATCGTGACGAGTGGTTCTGCCCCGATCGGTGCCGTCTGGATAACATGCCCGAGGAAGGTACCGTAGGCAATCGCTCCCAGACCCGCGATTCCCTGATCGACCGTAAATGGCGAACTCACCCCCGACGGGACCCAGTTGTTCTCCGCGGAGCCACCAAAGACAACAAGTGAGTCAGGTCGATCTGGAGTAACGCCTATGAATTGTATAACAGAGGAATTCGCTCCCGTGACCACGAATTGAGGAGGACCGTTGTAGGAGATCCCATTCGTCCATTGCATCGCCAGAACGGCAATGGACGGGTATCGTGCAGAGCCGATGCTAGGTGAGGTGAACGTGTGACTCGCACCGACACTAGTTGGTCGTGAAACGAAGGCAGTACACCGTGCACCACCTGCTATCGCAAGTGTCGTAACCCGTTCCCAGACGTTCCCTTTACTATCCGTGACCGCTGGGATCGTAGCAGCGTCGTTCGAGAGGAACGCAACGAGAAGATTTGCCCCGGTGGTATCAACGGCAGGAGTCGTAGCTGAAAGTGAGTCGGTGGACCGGGCCCCCGTACTGACGATGACGAAGAACCCAACCTCAGTACGGATGAAGCTAGTTCCATCCTCCTGTAGGATCTTGTCGCCAGTTTCCGCAAGAATCCGGTCGGCCATTTACGGGATGATCTCTTGAACCGAGATGCAGGACACCAGCGTGCCGCCGTACTTTCGAGCGGCAGCTTGACCGTTGAAGTAAACCGTCCCACCGACGTGATACCCCGCTCGAACTTTGAATGTAATGGCGCTGGTCGTACCTGCGAGCATCCTCTTCGTGAGCACTATCTGCTGACCGACCGTCGCATCACTATTGTAGGTGAACGTGGTGGCGATTGCATTGGCGATCGCGTCCTGGAAAACGCACAGGGTCAGGATCGCTGCTGCCGTACCCATCGAGTTGAAGACTACGTCGATCTTGAGCCGATTCGTCGCACTGGTCGGGGTGATCGATACTGTCATGTACTGGTCGCCCTCAGTGTTCTGAGGGATCGTATCGTCCAGTGGAATGATCGTAGACCCCGCGGCATACGCACCGGTCTCGAAGTATACCTCCTGGACGACCTTTCCAGCACCCAGGGACCCGATCGCAGCGGATACCTGGGCCAGGGTGACCTTCTTCGTGGTTCCACCCTGATTGACGGGTACCTCGTCCGTCGAGAGAGCAGAACCCGCAGCCGTCAGGGCGGAGATTTTTACATCAGCCATTTACGTCGTCTTCTGTTGTCCGAATTCAGCGGCGTCGTACTCCGCGGTAGTCCACGGAATGCCCGTCGCCGGGCTCAGCCCCTGTGGGTAGCACATGAACCCGTACGTCGTCGGGATGAACAGTTCCTGCGCCGTGAGGTAGTCGACACCACCGATCCTGGCCAGTGCCTTGATGCCCACGGGACCAGCGTCCGTCTTCTTCGCCTGTAGGACGTGCTGGATGCCGTTCACAACCGCACCGGACACGGGGAAGGACGGGAAGTTCAGTGAGTCCTTCGCGTTCAGCACGTTCGTGGAGTTGTAGTCCGTGTCACCGTTTGCAAGGACCTCGTCCACAGTGGCCGACTGATCCGCACCTGTGGAACGGGTCCAACCGGAGTTCGAACCAGGTGCGTTGGGATACGTCGCATCGACCCGCTGGGGACCCTTCAACCCAGTCCATCCGTCGGCGCCGGTACCATCGCTGAGGTACATGTCTGCCATGGACCACTCGACACCCAGTGCGCCACCGGAAGTGAACTGCCCGAAGCGAATCTCGTCCCAGGCGTTCACGGAGCCCGTACGGGTGATGAGGTTCGTCATCGCTAGTGCAGGACCGCCGTCGATCTTGATCGTAACCGACCCGGTGGCAGTCCCACTCAGGACAACCTGCCACTCGATGTACTGCCACACGTTCTGGAGCAGAGGCTGCGCTGTCTGCCCGATCTGCGTCGAGCCGACCCAGAAGGAGATCTTCCCGGTCGGCTCCAACTTTAACCAGCACTGGTTGTTGCTGTTCTGCCGCAGACAGATGAGCGTTGAGGTCCCACCCGCACCGCCACCGACTCCGTCCGGGTTCGTCCCTGCACTGTTGGGAGCGGAGAACGCAGACACGGACCTGAAGTTCACACCCCAGTTGAAGGTAGCACCGGAAGGGGTGGGAAACGCTGGAACGAGGCTGAGGATCCCACTACTGAAGGCAGCGGGGTTGGTCACAGTAAGCTTCAGTGCCTGTCCACCCCTTGGCCCGTACGCTGGTGTGATCAGGAAGCAGATGGCACCGGCAGTACCCGCGGCCCTCGATGTCCACTTGCCCGCGGTGATGTCTGCGTCGGTGTAGTGTCCGAAACTGTCAAGCCTGATGAGTGCCATGTTCGTTCCTACCTCAGCTGAACGACCACTTTGAGCGTACCCGTCGCCGCAGTGACGAGCTTGACCCCGTTCGAAAGGAACTTCTCGGCGCCGGTGAGGATGTCCGCATCCTCCGACGTGGCCATGATGTAGTGCTCGGCCATGATGCCGTCGTTGATGTCCTTGATCTCAACGAGCTGGCCTACCGTCAATCCAGTTCCGGAGAAGTGGATCGAGAGAATGTGCAGCCGCCCGGCGAACAAGTCACCGTTGGCGGTCATGACGATTGTGTTGCTGCCTCGTGTTACTGACATGTTGTAATCCTTCTAAACGTGGTTGGGGAGCGGTTAACGCACTCCCCGTTTCCCCATCCCAACGTTACCTTGGTGGGAGACCTGTCGGCGTTTCGCTCCCAGGTCCCTCGGTCCACCTTAGTCCCTTTACCCGACGGGGGCGAGTGTGATCGTCAGCATTCCAACCAGACCAGTGATGGTCCCGCTGAAATCCAGAGCGATCTTGTCGCCCGTAGCGAGGAGCAGGTCGGCAGCGGTTGCCGACAGCACCCCGGTCTGTGTGGTGTTGATCACCGCAGTGAGGTCGAACACCGCGGTCGTGAGTTCCTTAACCGTCGCACCTGCAACAGCACCGGGAGCTGAGGTGTCCGTGATCTTACGAGGACGGACGTTAGCACCGGCGCCGCCAACAACGGAGTGGATCTCGTTGACCGCGGTTACCTTGTACGCCCTGTCCGCGACAAAGACGTGCTGGTCAACCATGGTACCGGTGAGCGGAATGCCGACCGATCGAGCTGAAGCAACTCCGCCCCCGGTATTCCACGCGCTGAAGCCCGCGGCCTCAACGGTGGCTGCGTCCGCAACGCGCATCGTGCCCGCGTTGTCGAACCACATGTACCAGTCGTTGCCGTCCCCATCCTGGAAGATTTGCCCCGCGGGGGCTTTGCCAGTGAGAGGAACACCACCGACCAGTGCGCTTGATTCCCGGGTCTGACGCGAAAAGCCCGCAAGGGGCCGACGAGACTTTGATGCTGCCATTCAGTCCTCCTTTGTTTAAGTGGCTGGGAACCGGTTAATCGGGCAAACCCCCCAGAGAGCACGACTGTCCGTGCCCCCAGCCACTCAAATGTTATCCGCCAGAGGACCCGTACACGCCGCGCCACTCGGAGAAGCCCTTCGAGTATCGGGCGTAGATCTTGAACAGCGCATCGCCGCTCGTGAAGTCGTCCGCGTTGGCCGTCTCGGGCCGGACACGCCAGAAGAACTTGGCGTCGTGACCGCCCGACTTCTTCTGCGACTTCGGCGGGCACACCAGGAACCACTGACGGGCGCTGGTGAAGAACCGGCACGTGAGGAACTCGGTGACCTCGCCCTTGAGGGGGTTGATCTCGTTGTTCTCCGTGTACGGCTTGTACTCGGACTGGAGGATCTCCTTCGCGGCCCACTGGAACGTGGGGTCCAGGATGACCAGAGCCGGGCTCATGACGATGGGCCGACCGCGATCGTCGAGGATCTGGTTGTAGTGATCCAGCCCCGCCTGATACGACGTGAAGGAGAAGTCGGCGTCCGTGGACGGCCTGTTGCCCATCGTCGCACCACCGTCGAGCCGGGTGTGCGCGGTGTTGCACAGGGAGAGGCCGTCCAGGCCGACGAACGAGGCGCTGAACGCGTTGTTGAAGACGCTCCACGCATCCGTCTCGACCTTGTACGAGCACGCGCGGCCCAGTTCGGCGGCCATGTTGCTCATGATGTCGTACAGATCATCATCGTACATCTCCCGGGTGATACGGAACCCGAGGCCGTACGATGCGTGCGTGTAGCGAAGTGCCGATCCGATGAGTGGATCGTCGAACGCCGTTGCCGTGCCTTCCGGCTTCGGCACCATCGTTCCGAGCCCCGCGACCTTGAGTTCCTCTTCGTACGCTCTCACCGAGGTATCGGTGTTGAACACGCCCTGCCACTGGTTCGGCTGAGCGTCGATCTCGTTGAAGAGCACATCGAAGAGACCAGGTGCAAGGAGCGCGGAGAACTGACCTGAAGAGACTGCCATGTTCTATGCTCCTTACGTGCCCACGCGTGTCTGGCAAACAGCTGCGCAGAACGACGCGTAAACGTGGGGACGGATGTCGGTCAGGGCGTATGGCGTTGGGACCGTCTCATCCCAGCTCCCCCAGATGATCATGCGATCGGCAGTCGTGTCGGCGATGTCGACGTACCACAGTCCGCCTGCGGCCGCTTTGGCGACACCGTACGCTTTGCCGATAGCAGCTGTCGTGAGGACACCAGTTCCCTCGGAAGCACTGGTGTCAGCGTACGCGCGGAAGACGACGTCGGGATGGGCGATCTCCACGAGACCGGAGGCCGCGAAATCCACAGCGTTGTTTGTCCCGGGTGCCGTTGCTACGCCTGCGATGAGAGCGGGGTCAGCGCCGCATTCCGTGAGACGACCGCTGGTGTCGAGAAACAGCAGCGCCCCGCGAACATGCGTGTTGAGAGCCTTCTCACCCCAGGAGTAGCGCGGAATCGGCACCGCGTTGACAGTCTTCACGGCGCGCATCGGGAACTTGCTCTGCGTTGCCATGAATTGCTCCTACTCCTCCCGGAAGACGAGCTGCTTGGGGACGTTTTTCAATCCCGCCTGCTTCGCTGCGTTTCGGGCGTTTTCGTTTGCCTGCTGGACCATAGTGTCCAGAGACACGTTCTGGCGGTCTCTCGCCGCTCTCAGTTCTTCGCCGACTGTCTCCTCGTACGCTTCCTTTCGAATTCGCATGAGGACAAGATCACCGCGCATGCGGGATCCGGCAGACACAGGGTTTTCCGTACTCTGCCCTGCGACGGGGAGGGGGGTGAGGGACATCTTCGGATCCTCCCCTATGACGGGTTCGAACCCGTCCAGCTGCATGGACATCACGTTGATGTCCTTCGTGTTGGCCCACCGATAGTAGTACTCGGGGTCCATGTCCGACACGAACAGGCGATCGATCCTACCGTTTGGCAAGCGACCGGTCA